TTTTATGGAAAAATATGTAAGGATCGTATCGCTTGATGAAGGTCTTGTACCTTTTAAGATGTATGATTTTCAAAAGAAAATTGTAGATACTATTCATAATAATAGATTTACAATTTGCAAATTACCTAGACAATCAGGTAAATCTACAACAACGGTTTCTTATCTAATGCACTATGCAATGTTTAATCCAAACTCTAATATTGCTTTACTTGCCAATAAGTCTTCTACTGCTAGAGATATATTAAGTAGATTACAACTTGCATATGAAAACTTACCTAAATGGATGCAACAAGGTGTAGTAAACTGGAACAAAGGTAATATTGAATTAGAAAATAAATCAACGATAGTTGCCGCTGCTACTTCTTCAAGTGCTATTAGGGGTGGTTCTTATAATATAATATTCCTTGATGAGTTTGCTTTCGTACCTACAAACATTGCCGAAATGTTTTTTAGTTCCGTTTATCCTACAATATCTTCAGGACAAAAAACTAAAATGGTTATTGTATCTACACCATATGGTATGAATCAGTTTTATAAACTATGGGTTGACGCAGAAAAGAAAAGAAACGATTACATACCTATTGAAGTACATTGGTCAGAAATACCAGGTAGAGATGAAAATTGGAAAGAACAAACAATTAGAAATACATCACCTGAGCAGTTTCAACAAGAGTTTGAGTGTGAGTTTTTAGGTTCTGTTAATACACTTATTAGTCCTGCTAAAATTAAATCTTTAGTTTATGATGTTCCTAAATTATCACAAGGTAGTGTAGAACAATTTGAAAAACCTATTAAAGGTCGTACATATGTTATTACGGTTGATGTCGCAAGAGGTGTAGATAAAGATTATTCAGCATTTGTTGTATTTGATGTAACTAAAATGCCATTTAAAGTTGTTGCAATATATAAAAACAACGAAGTAAAACCTTTTGTGTTTCCTAATATTATATCTGAAATTGCAAAAAGATATAATGAGGCACATATATTAACTGAAGTAAATGATATAGGTCAACAGATAGCAGAAGCGTTGCAATTTGAGATAGAGTATCCTAATGTATTGATGTGTACACAAAAAGGTCGTGCTGGACAAATACTAGGTGCTATGTATAGTGGTCGTGGTTCATCTTTAGGTGTTCGTATGACAAAACAGATTAAACGAGTAGGTTGTGCTAATTTAAAGACATTAATTGAAGGAGATAAGTTAATAATCAACTCTTTTAAAATTATAGAGGAAATGTCAACTTTTGCTAAAAGAGGTCAATCCTGGCAGGCTGAGGACGGTAGCAATGATGATTTGATGATGTGCTTAGTTATCTTTGGTTGGGTATCAAACCAAGGTTATTTCAAAGAATTGACTAATCAAAATGCTCGTATGCAAATGTATGCTGAACAACAAAATTTAATAGAACAAGATATGTCTCCATTTGGTTTTGTAGATGATGGTGTCAATACGGAAGAAAATGAAGAAATGATAGATGAATATGGAGATAGATGGATACCTGTGGTGCGTAAAAACCACTAGGTTTTACACTATTATAAATATCAGTAAGAATGAAATTTAAATATGGGCGTATGAATAATACGAGTTTTGAATAAAATGACAACTAAAATTAGCTAATTAGAGGAGAATAACTTATGGCATTTCAAGTATCACCTGGTGTTCTCGTACAGGAAAGAGATTTAACAAGAATCATTCCTGCAGTATCAACTTCAATCGGTGCATTTGCTGGACAATTCAGCAAAGGTCCTTTAGAGGAAGTTGTTTCTATTTCTAGTGAACAAGAACTTGTAGATACATTTGGTAAACCTGATACAAATAACTTTGAGTATTTTTTCAGCGCTGCTAACTTTTTACAATATTCTAACTCATTAAGAGTAGTACGAGCTAACCAAGAAAATCAAGTAAACGCTACCACTAGTGGTACAGGCGTACTTGTAAAAAACAAACAAAACTACGAAGATAATTCCGCTTCCTTTGCAGGAGCAGGTAACACTTTCGCTGCTAGATCAGCAGGTGCCTGGGGAAATAGTCTTTTAGTAGCAACTTGTCCAAGTGCAAACGCATTTGAACAAACAACAACAACTGCTCAACAAACAGACGGCGCTGCCGCTGTTGGTGACACATCAATAACGGTTGACTCAGACGCAACAAGTTATCTTAATGTTGGAGACATCATTGAGTTTTCTTCAACTGCTTCTGGTGTTGATTTTACTACTGGTGAAAAATACAGAATAACTGGATTAACTGCAACTAGTGTAACTATTGTACAACATCCTAGAGGTGAAGGTGGTTTAATAACTGCTGTTGTAGATAACGCAAGAATCAAAAGAAAATGGAGATACGCAGATCAAGTAGATGGCGCTCCAGGAACTTCTGCTTATGCTTCTGCAAGATCAGGTTCTAATGATGAAATACACGTGGTTGTTATAGACGAAGACGGAGGAGTTTCAGGAGTACCTGGAACGATTTTAGAATCTTATTCTAAACTATCTAAAGCTTCTGACGCAAAATCTCCACAAGGAGATGTTAATTACTACCAAACCGTAATTAGTAATAAATCTAATTATGTATTCTTTATGGATCACAATTCATCTGGAACCAATTGGGGTAATGCAGCTGCTGGTACAGCATTTACAGATGTAGATGTTCCAACAAGTGAATCATTATCTGGTGGATTAGACGGTACTGATTCTACTGACGGCGAATTAAAAGCAGGTTACGAGCTATTTAATGACGCTGATACGGTAGATGTAGGACTAATAATTGCTGGACCTAGTGGTTCTGCTTCACACGTTGATAACTTAATCACAATCGCTGAAAACAGAAAAGATTGTGTAGTATTTGCTTCACCGCAAAGAAGTGATGTTGTCAATGTTTCTAACTCAAATACACAAACAAGTAATGTAACTGGTTTCTTTGATGGAATTAGATCATCTTCTTATGTTGTATTTGATAGTGGTTACAAATATTGTTATGACAGATACAATGATGTGTACAGATATGTACCATTAAACGGAGACATTGCTGGATTGGCTGCTAGAACAGACATATTAGCAGACTCTTGGTTCTCACCTGCAGGTTTAAACCGAGGTATAATTAGAGGCGCTGCTAAATTAGCATATAATCCTACAAAAACACAAAGAGATGATCTCTACACAGCTAGAGTAAATCCAGTTGCAACTTTCTCAGGACAAGGAACAATCTTGTTTGGAGATAAAACTGGACTAGGATCTCCAAGTGCATTTGATAGAATCAATGTTAGACGATTGTTCATCACTTTAGAAAAGGCAGTAGCAACTGCTTCTAAATTCCAACTCTTTGAATTTAATGACGAATTTACAAGAGCGAACTTTAGAAACCTAGTAGAACCTTTTTTAAGAGAAGTACAAGGTAGACGAGGTATCACAGACTTTTTAGTAGTATGTGATGAAACTAACAACACAGGCGAAGTAATTGATAGAAATGAATTCATAGCAGAAATCTTTGTGAAACCTGCTAGAAGCATTAATTTCATTACTTTACAATTTATCGCAACACGAACTGGCGTCAGTTTTGACGAAGTTGCTGGCGGGTAAGGTAGAGGAGAAATAAAATGGCAAACATTAACGACTTCAAAGCTAAACTTGCAGGCGGTGGCGCTAGAGGTAATCAGTTTAAGGTAACAATGCCTTTTCCTGGTTACTCACAAGTTGGTGGAGAAATAGAAGAGCTAGCATTCTTATGTAAAGGCACTCAATTACCGGCAATGACTATACCGTCATTTACGGTACCTTTTAGAGGCAGACAAATTAAGATTGCTGGTGATAGAACATATGCTGATTGGACAATCACGGTACTAAATGATACAAATTTCAAATTAAGAAACGCATTTGAAAGATGGTCAAATGGTATTAACAATGCGACAGATGGTGAAGGATTAACAAATCCTGCTGACTATCAAGTTGACGCATTTGTTGACCAGTTAGATAGAAACGGTGCAACTATTAAGTCGTACACTTTAAGAGGTGTATTCCCGACTGAAATAGCTGCAATTGAATAGG